ATAATGCTTCGGAAATCAATCAAAAAACGATTTGCCAAAGCAGTATCCAAAACAAAAAGCAAAGCTACAATTGCCTCATATTATGGCTGGGCTAAACACTGCAATTCAAAACATCTATTAAAAAAATTAATACCAAATGAACAATTTTAAAGATTTCGATATAAAACCTGTAATAACAAATTTTGTAGGCGAAAAAATCAAGACAAATAATTTGCTTGACAAAGAAATAATCGTAGTTGATTTCAGAGTAGTTCCATCAAACTTTGAAGGAAGAGGAGATCGACTTGATTTACAGATTGAATATCGTGATGAACCACGAGTAGTTTTTACAGGTGGAAAATATCTCATACAGACCATAGAGAAAGTTCCAAAAGATAAGTTCCCATTCAGAACCAAAATTTGTAAAAATGGTGAGCATTTAGAATTCACTTAAAACTTATACAATGATTTACAATCCAGAAAATAAACTTCATCAAAAGCAAGCCATTGAAAAACTAAAATACTTTTTTTCTAAAGGCAAACGATTTGAGTTAAAAGCAAAAAACGATAAAAGGAGCATTTCCCAAAACAATTATTTGCATTTGATACTTACGTGGTTTGGGTTTGAAACCGGATACACTCTTGAAGAAGTAAAACAGGATATTTTCAAAAAACACGTCAATGCAACTTTGTTTTATGAGGGGGAATTTGAAGGTATTGTAAAAATAGAACGATGGCGAAGTACTGCAAACTTAGATACTGCAGAAATGACTTTAGCGATCGATAGGTTTAGGAATTTCGCCAGCAAGGAACTTGGAATTTATCTTCCAGAACCAAACGATCTCGGTTTACTACAAGAGATCGAAAATGAATTAAGCAAACATAAAAATCAAGAGTATTTATGACACCATTTGAAATAACCAACCAAGCCGTTGAGCAGGTTGAAGAAAACAACAAAGCATATTGTGATAGACTTTGTGCCTTTGCTGAAAATTGGGTTAAAAAACAGATGAAACCATTTACAGCTGATGATTTGAAGAAAGCGTTTTTTAACCAAGGAAATGCACCGCCAAGACAACCAAGTGTATTTGGGGTTCCATTTCGGAAACTATCAAAAAACCAACAAATTTTCTTTACCGAAAGAACAATGAAAAGTACAAATCCAAAATGCCATCAACGAGATTTAAGAATTTGGATAAGCAAAGAATACCGATTAAAGCAGCAGAATAATAGAAAGACAGAAAACCTAACAATACAATTATTTTAAAACCAGTTATATGAATGTAGAAATTAAGAAAGCAAAAATTACCAACTCAATGTTTTTATACTATGAGTTCAAAAGAACAGATGTTACTTCTAATGACATCTGTAAAATTTCATCTGATGCACCAATGCACAATGATTTACACAAAGCATTCAAAAGCCTAATACCCTGCTTTGCATTAATCACGGAGCAAATTGTAGATGTTGAATTAGTGCAAGCTGCAATTAAAAATCCAGAAAATTATTTGGAAGACAAAGAAAGTGCTATTGATGACACCTTTTTTAAATTCCGTGTCCACGAAGTTTCTGTAAAAGGAAAAGATGGTTTTGAATCTTACCAAATTTTTGGAAGCCGTCAGTTGGAAAATTACAAAGAAATTCATTTTTCTACTCCAGAGTTTTCATTGACTGATGAGGATCTGAAATTTAAAACAGAGCTAACTGATTTGATAAGAATTCTTAAAGAAGAAGTTATCAAGTACATGGAAGGCAAGCAGGCGCCAAAACAGCAATTAGAAATGTTTGGAGATGGTGATGACGAAGAAACAGAATTTGAAAACGAAGATTAATACTTTTTGATTATGATGCAGATTATTGAACACTCAAATGAATTTAATGTTGTTATTGGATTTGACAGATTTAAGGATAGAAATAATAATGAGATTAAGAAACTTAGCGGTGCAAAATTCAATTGGACTCGCAAAATGTATCAAGTACCGCTACATTATCGTTCAGAATTAGAAGTCATCAAAGAAAAATGTAGAGCAGAATGGATTAAAATTGAAGATAATCTCCCCGAAGTAATTGGGGAGATTGCTCCAATGCCAGATTTACATTTTGATATTGGAATTGTAAACAGAGAAAACGGTTTCAAACCACGTCCATATCAATTGCAAGGTATTGCCAGAGGAATACAGCTTAAAAAATTCATTAACGGTGACGAACAAGGACTTGGTAAAACACTACAATCAATAGGAACCATTTATGGAGCTGCAATGCAAGGAGAAATAGTTTATCCATGTTTGGTTATTTGCCCTTCCTCTACAAAAATAAACTGGAAACGGGAGTGGGAAATGTGGACTGGCAAAAAAGCAATAGTTCTTGATGATAAAATCAAGAATACCTGGAACCGATATTACGAAGTTGCAAACGTTGACATCTTTATTGTCAACTATGAAAGTCTTAAAAAGTATTTTGTCGATTTTATGCCACCAAAAGGAAAGTTAAAATCATCTGCAGATATAATCATGAATCCAAAAGTTAATCTTTTCAATTCGGTAATTATTGATGAGATCCACCGGTGTAAAGATACTTCTACACAACAAACAAAATTAGCTTTAAGAATCGCCAGAGGCAAAAAATACAGGATTGGGCTAACAGGGACAATGGTTGTAAATAAACCAGCAGATGCAATGCCACAGCTCGCAATCATAGGAATGAATGTTGATGTTAAAAAATTCAAAGCGAGATATTGCGAAGGCGGAAACGGAGCTTCAAATCTAAATGAACTCCGACACATGCTTTATAGTAACTGCTATTTCCGACGTGAGAAAAAAGAAGTTGCAAAAGATCTTCCTGACAAACAACGACAAACTATTCTATGTGATATTACCACCCGAAACGAATACAATATCGCTAAGAATGATTTTGTAAAGTGGATGGAAGATAGCGGTTGTGATGACGAAGAAATTGCAAGAAAACTTCGTGGTGAAATAATGGTCCGCATGGGTGTTCTAAAACAAATTTCTGCCAAAGGTAAAATCAATGAAGTCAAAGAGTTTGTTGATGAAGTTGTAGAATCTGGAGAGAAAATAATCATATTTCACAATCTGCATGAAATCGGAGATAGTTTAAGAAAACTATATCCAAATGCAGTAAGTGTAAATGGTCGTTTATCTGCAGAGGAAAAGCAAAAATCAATAGACGGTTTTCAGCAAAACCCAAAAGTACAAATCATCATTTGCAACATCAAAGCAGCTGGAGTTGGAATTACACTTACCGCATCTTCCAGAGTAGCATTCGTTGAATATCCATGGACTTATGCAGATTGCGTTCAATGCGAAGACAGGGCACACCGAATAGGACAAAAGAATAACGTAATGTGTACCTATTTCTTGGGAGATAAAACAATTGATGAAGAAATGTATCAGATGATACAAAACAAACGCCATACAGCCAATACTATCACTGGAGCTACTGATACTATGGAAATGAGTTTTATTGATAATGTAATGGGAATGTTTAAAAAGTAAATTATATGGCAAGACCAGAAAGAAACAGTGTAGATTATTTTCCAATATTCAATCCTCAAAAACTTACTAAATCAAGAATTTTAAGTAATGTTTTTAAAATTAGATATAAGGCTTTAAGAAATTCAAGTAGTGGATTTATAAAAAGGAATGAGGTTAGAAATTTCATTTTAGAACGTGATAAAAATAAATGTGTTGAATGTGGTAATACTGAAAATTTACATATTGATCATATAGTATCTGTTTATCGATATGCTTTAAATATGATGGATTATAGAGAATTAAATTCACCTAATAACTTAAGGTCTTTATGCTGTAAATGTAACACATCAAAAACACCTTAAATGAAATTATATGAGCAAGAGACTACCATACTTTCAATTTGAACCAGCTGAATGGTTAGCAGGAGACATAATGTTTTGCTCCTTATCAGCACAAGGATTATTCACAACATTAAAAGCATTGTATTGGCAAAAAGATTGTGATTTATTGTTAGAACAAGCAATAAAAAGATTAAAAAACGAAGAACTTTTTGAAGAGCTTATTTTTGAAAAAATAATCAAAATTAAATCTAATAAAATAAAGATAAACTTCCTTGATGAACAGTGGGATAAGCTATCAGAAAAATCAAAAATTAATTCTAAAAATGGTGCTTTAGGAGGTCGCCCGAAAAAGCAAACAGAAACCGAAAATAAACCGAACGGTTTTAATTCGGTTTCTGAAAATGAAAGCAAAACTAAAGCATTAAGAAGAGAAGAGATAAGAAGAGAAGAGAAGAAAGAAGAAGAAATAAAAAAAGAGAATAAAGAGAAAGGTAGTTCGGATTTTTTAAATCCTTCCCCACCCAAAATTGATTTTCAAAAATTTATTGAATTTTTTAATTCTAATCGTGGAAACATGCCAGAGATTAAAATCATTTCAAAACCACGAAAACAAAGAATTTCAACTTTAATTCAAAATCACTCAAAAGAGAAACTGATGGAGGCAATCTTAATCTGTAAAAATTCAAATTTCATTCAAGGAATTAATGATCGAAACTGGGTTGCAGATTTTGATTGGATTACACAGCCAAAAAACTTTATAAAAATCATCGAAGGAAATTATAAAAACAAAGTAAATGGAAACCCAAATAATAATTCAGGATCAAATTCCAATTCGGGGTACAAGCCTGCCACAGTCGATAGAGAAAAGCTTATTCAAGAGCTTACCGATGATGTTGCAAATGGAAATATCCCAGGTATGTATTAGCCAACTACCTGCAGAAAAGAAAATGGATTTGGCTGACGACGTGATGAGATTGTTGCAAGTCAGAGAAAAAAACAAAGAAATGACAAAAGATTGGTTGCTTTTCATTTCAACTTCAAATTTCAAAATCACTCCAGGAGAAATTTATTTGGCTTTCAAAATGGCTTTAAGCCGTGAGATTTTAGACTCTAAGGGAAATGAAATTGATTTATTTCCAGAATTAAGCAACAATGCTACTGGAAAAGTAATTGCAGCATACCTACGATTTAAAAACGAAAATGATTCCTACCAGAAGGCAAAAGAAAAACTAAAATCGCTTACAACACCAAAAACCGAAATATCGGAAACCGAAATAAAAAAATTAAAAGAAGATTTTTTAAAAATGGTCTTTGATGAAATTGTTTCAAATGGGTACTGCTCTGATGCTCATCACTTGTTTTTGGAATTAGAAAAGTCAGGAAAATTGAATATCTCGATTGAAGAAAAAAAGAAACTTTATGAAGAGCAATTGAAAATTCACATTCCCATTCAAAAAGAGGAAATAAGACTCAAAGGGTCTTACTCTGCAAAACATCTTCTTCAAAACTTTCAAGAACGATTAGATTCTGGAAAACCATTAACTACTGTTGTAAATAGATGCAGAGACATTACAGTATCTAATTACCTCAAAGATTACCTCAAAGATTTTGAAACTTTTAAAAATGTATTTGAATCATGAAAAACACAAAAGTAATTGTTTATAAAAGATGTAAATGTTCAATTCTAAAAACACAAATTGAGATTACTAAAAACGAAGATGGAACTTCTACAGCGAAATGTTTGAATTGTGGAATAACGAAAACAAGCAAGAAAAAATGAGTAAAATATTAATCGGAATTGATCCAGATGTCGAAAAAAGTGGTGTCGCTTTTTTGACAGAGAACAAATTGAAACTTCAAAACCTATCTTTCTTTGAATTGTTTGAAATGTTGAAATTTTATAAAGAAAAAGAGAATAAGCCTGTTGTTTACGTTGAGTGTGGCTATTTGAACAAATCAAACTGGCATTTGAAAGCTGGTATGAATTCAAGAACAACTGGACAAATAGGTCAAAGAACAGGTGCAAATCATGAAGTTGCAAAAAAAATAGTAGAAATGTGTGTATATCTTGGATTACCTCACGAAAAAATAAAACCTACACGTTCGAAATCAGATTCACAATTATTCAAACAAGCCACCGGATTAAAAATAAGAACCAACCAAGAACAGCGTGATGCTTATTTTTTAATCCACGGAAGATGAAAGAACAAACGAAAATTGACTTGCAAATTTATCTCGGTGATATAATGCAGCAGATAGAAACTTGCCACGATTACTTTGAAAAAGTAAAACTACAAAACCACAAAAAGGCAATTGAAGTGTTGTTGAATTTAAGTATTTATTCTTAAAAACCCTTTCACACAAAAATCTTTAAACCCAATATTGCCTTACGATAAACCAAAACACATGGAACCAATCAAGATTACAAAAATTTTCACAATTAAAATAATCCAAAATACTTGGGTTGCCAAAACAACACTTTTTATTCCAAATAAAACTGAAATTGAAATGAAAGGGAATAGTGAAGATAATGCCTATCAAAAACTAATTAGTTTTCTAGAGATAAAGCAAGAACCAGTCAAAGTCGAAGAAGTACCAAACGGAAACAAAATCTATAACTTTTAAAATTATGAAATCAACTGAAAATTTTAAGCAAGTAATTAGTGAACATTTAGAAAGTATTGCGGTAGCCGATCCTTTGTTTGCAGAAATACTAAAAAAGGAAAATAAGAATATTGACGGATGCATAAACTACATTCTGAATACTGTTCAAAAAAGCGGTTGTAATGGCTTCGCAGATGAAGAGATATTCGGAATGGCAGTACACTACTACGATGAAGATAATATCGAAGTAGGAAAACCAATTAACGGAAAAGTAGTGGTGAATCATACTGTAGAGCTTACCGAAGAAGATAAAACATTAGCCAAAGAAAAAGGGATGAAATTAGCTATCGAGGAGGCAAAAGTAGAAGCAAAGAAAAACCTTTCTGAAAATATTGAACTATCTGAAGAAGATTTGCAGGATGCCAAAAAACAAGCAATCGAAAAAGTAGTGTTTGAGCAAAAAGAAAAATTAGTTACAAAACCTCCCAAAAGGAAATCAGAAACCGAAGTTCAACAAGTTGGGTTATTTGATTAGGTTATGAAGCCAAGAACCAAACTACACCATCGGGTAGCTGAATTAAGTAGTAGGCTATTACGTATTGATCAAAGCCAAAAACAGTGGGCTTTTAAGGAATGTTTACCTCACAAGGGATATGCTAATAAATCAAGTGCCTTTTGTTTGGATTGCGGAGAAACTTTTTCACTGGAATTAATCAAAGGTAAAAAAGCGGTTTGTCCGCATTGCAAAACCAAACTGACAATCGAATTTACTCGAAAAACAACCAGCGAACAAACTAACTATTTTGCTATTGTTGAGGTTTTTGGAGAATTTCAAGTAGTGAGAAATTTTGAATTGAACGCTCATTACAAAAAAGGAATTCCAGTAAAGCACTATTTACATGAAATTCTTCAATATTGGATTCAACCAGATGGCAAAACAACCATGTTTGGAAAGCTTCACACAGTTACTGGATATTGTGATTCTTGGGGAGGTAATTGGGAAATCCGTGAAGAAAATAGAAGAAGCTGGTATGGTAGTAAATATGATGTATATCCAAGACATTATCATCCAAAATCTGAATTTAAAAAGGAATATTCAAAAATTGGAATAAATCACAACCTATCTGGTTTAACTGTTTTGGAAGCAATAAAGATCATCCCCAACAGTCCAAAGGCTGAAACGCTTATAAAAGCAAAACAGTTTAGTTTGTTAGGTAAAATGTCAGGAGAATCAGGAAGAGTGACAAATTACTGGCCATCTATAAAGATTTGTTTACGCAATAATTACAAAGTCAAAGATGCTTCTATTTGGATGGATTATTTGGATTTACTGCGATACTTCAACAAAGATTTACATAATGCCAAATATGTATGTCCTAAGAATCTAAAATTAGAGCATGATCGCTGGATGAAGAAAAAACGTGAAATTATTCGACTTCAAGAAATTGAAAGGGAGCGTTTAAAAATTGAAAAACGCCAGCAAAATTTAGAGAAAGCTATTGTGGAATATGTTGAGAGAAACAAAAAGTTTTTCGATTTAGAATTCACAAAAGATAATATTACAATCAATGTTTTGCAAAGCGTTGAAGAGTTCAAAGAAGAAGGTGACGAACTCAAGCATTGCGTTTACACCAACGAATACTATCTCAAGGAACAATCTTTAATCCTTTCTGCAAAAGTTAATGGAAAGCGTGCCGAAACCCTAGAAATTTTACTTCCTGATATTAAGATTGAGCAATCACGTGGTTTGAATAATAAATCTACCAAACATCACGAAAAAATTGTTGATCTAGTCAATAAAAACCTAGAGAAAATCCGAAAAATAGTAATTCAAAGCAGACCGAGGGGTCGAAAAAAATCAGCAGCATAAATCTTAATTAAAATCAATACAATCTTATGGAAATTATTATCGAAAGCCAATTACTGGCTAAAAATCTCAATGTCTTAAAACGGGTAATCTCAAGTTCAACTCCAATGCCTATTTTATCTTGTTTTTTGTTTCGTGTAGACGAAAAGAAATTAACGGTTGTGGCCAGCGACTTGGATGTCACACTTGAAATCGAATTGGAATCACAATGTAGCAAAGATGGAGCTTTTGCTATTGCTTCAGACATTTTTATGGAAATGATAAAAGCTTTACCAGAACAGGTTTTAAAACTTATTATTTCAGAAAAAGAACTAGAGATAGAAACACTATCAGGAAATTATAAAATGGCTGTTGATGATGCCAAAGAATTTCCAAAAACGCCATCATTTGAAGAAAAAAACACTACTTCAATGGCGGCTCATGTTTTGAACAAAGCATTCTCAAAAACACTATTTGCTACAGGCACCGATGATTTAAGACCGATGCTTTCGGGTGTTTGTCTTGATTTTAAAAAAGATTCTTTGATTTTCGTGGCCACGGATGCAAACAAATTGGTAAAATATTCCAGAACGGACCTAAAATCAGAGAATGAACATCAATTTATTATTCCAAAAAAGCCAATAATGGTTTTGATCGCTGCTTTGACTGGAAAAGATACTGAAGTGAAAATGGGGTTCAACGATACAAATGTTTCTTTTGTTTTTGAAGACACTATTTTGATGTGTAGATTGATTGACGCAAAATACCCAAACTACGAAGCGGTTATTCCAAAAGAAAATCCAAATACTCTTGAGATTAACAGGACTGAATTATTAGGCAGTTTGAAAAGGATTTCAATTTTCTCCAATAGAACTACTCACCAAGTCATTATCGATAAAAAAGGTAATATGTTGACCATTTTGGCGGAGGATAAAGACTATAATAGCAAGGGCACCGAAACATTGACGTGTGTAGGTGATGGTAATGATTTGAAGATTGGTTTCAATGCCAGATTTTTAGCAGAAATGCTGTCAAATTTAACTTCCGACAAAGTAAAAATTGCGATGTCGGCACCAAATCGAGCGGGTATTATTACTCCAATTGAAAATATCGATGATGAAATCATTACGATGTTGGTAATGCCTGTAATGATTTCATCGTGATTCCTAATGTAGAAGACTGCTATTTCTATAGCCGAGAAAACAACATCATAATTGCAAACCTAACTCATGGGGATAAAATTCCATTGGTTAGGTTATATCAAAAATTTATCGATGTAATAGTATTGGAATGTGAACCAAAAAAATACATGGAAAGGTACATGAGGATGCATCCGCACTTGTGGGAAACTATAGAACCAAAACCAATTACAGAACAATTAAAACTTTTTTAAAAAATGGATGTGCAAATATTAAGGGTTGAACACAAAATTAGAAAATATAAAAAATACGATAAAGTAAAAGTTTACCTCGATGGAAATAAACATAAACATAAATTTTTTGGCGTTCCAAAAGGCGAATATGCCTTAGTAAAAATTGAATCACTAAATGATCGAATAGCGGTAGAAGAATTCATAGAAAATCTAAAAAGCAAGTAAGATGATACTAACAATAAATGATTTTGATGGGTACAATAAAGATTGTTCTACCATTAAAAAAATAAAATCTTGGATTGAAGATAAAGGGGGTTATTTTGATATGAAAGAAATGCTATCACTATTTGAGAAAGAGCATTATTCATTTAAATCTGAAGTAATCAGATATATAAATGCTAAACATCTTAGTCAATATATAAAAGAATTTGTATTAGAAGATGAGCCTTTCCATTTTTGGCACAAAATCGTTGAGCTAAAGAAAGATATTGAAGAAAAATCTAAAAGATTTGGTTCAATATTAGAAGCCAATGAATTGATTAAAAAAGAAGAAGAATTAGAAAGAGAATATAAAAATAAAAATTATTCACTTGATAAAGAAATTGAAAAGTATAAAGATTTCAATAACATGGAAGAGTTATTGAAATTAAACCAGGAACTTAAAAATGGCCATAATTACAAAAACGGAACCGTTTTACAAGTATTAAATTATTTTTTTACTCAATCATTTCAGCCACAGTCATATCTTACTACAAATCAAGTAATGTATTCGGTGCTGCACAATCTTTGTACTGTTGCAAAATTTGAAGAAGAAGATTTTTCAGAGTTAAAGAAAAAATTCAATTTTGGTTATTGGGGGGGCAATTCAATAGAATCATTTTACAGAACAATGATAGTTAGCGCAAATAATTCTGCTTGGAAATCATTCGAGAAGGCACTTGAAAGAACTCCTTTCATTCTTAAAAACAGAAGAATGTATGAGGGTATTGAATTTAGAGTAGCTGAAAACAATAAATGGACTTACTACCGATGTACTGGCTGGAATGATAACAAGAAAATAAAATTTGTTATTGATAAAGAAGAAAAACAGAGGCGATTTGCTTTCGATAACAAGGAATTCAAAGCGTTTTTTAAAGACAAAAAAATTGAGCTATAAAATGAAAGCACTATCCATAAAACAGCCGTGGGCTTCGCTAATTACTCATGGTATCAAAGACATCGAGAACCGAACGTGGAAAACACATTTTAGAGGGAGGATTTACATTCACGCTTCAGGAAAGCCAAAACCAAAAGAAAATATTTATTCTGTTTTAAACCAGGAACAATGGGAAGAAGCAAATGATAAATTTTCATTAGGAGAATTTAATCCAGACAATCTGGAATATTCTGCCATTATCGGAGAAGTTGATATTATTGATTGTGTTGTCAATCACGATAGTATTTGGGCTGAAAAGCAAAATGATTTAACTCAAAAACCAATTTACAATTGGGTACTTGCTAATCCGCTTCTTTATGCTGAACCAATCCTAAACGTAAAAGGGAAACTGTCTTTTTGGGAATTTGAATCTAATACCATAGATAATGAGCGCAACATTTGAAAAGTATTATGATTTATGGAATAAAAAAGAAGAATATACTTCTGATGAAATAGGGTTTCTTGAAAAAGAAATTGCCAAAAAGAATATCAAAGTTAATTATGGATTTTACAGAAAAGAAAGTTCTATGAAAAAGCAGATTGCGGTAATATTTGATTTAATGCCCAATCAGAGTCGAAGAACTGGAGTAGAAAACAACTGGGAAATCTTATTCAGCAGACCTATAACTGAAAAAGAAATTAAAGAATATATTCAACATTACTTCAGAAGTTCTTTCAAAAGATTTTTAGTCTTTTATTATAAAAACGTAGATAAATTGATCTTTGACGACAATAAACTTAATGCAGAAACTCCAGAAAAATATATTGAAGAATGCAGAAAAAGAGGTTATTCAGGAAGTTATCAGTTAAAAGTAGAATTCTTATAAAAACAGCAAACCTAGTAAAATCAGTACTTGAGTTAACATCTCTCCCACGGTGGAGACAAAAAAATAACCATTAAATATTAAAACCATGAAAAAATTATTTTTACCGATTTTAGCAACAATCTTATTTTCTTGCTCAAATGACAACAACAATTGTGATGCCGAAAAACAGGCAATTACCGAAAAGTACGAAAAGCAAATTCAATATGTGAGGGATCATCCTGGACCAACCGGAATTGATTATCGTCAAATAACTCTATTACAACAAGAGCGTGATAATAAAATTGCAAACGCATGCAACTAAGGTAAAGCCATTCTTAACGGGATGGCTTTTTTAATAAAAAGAATAACCGGATTTCTCTTGAGTCTGGAAATATCTCAACCTAATATTGCTCTACAATTAACCCAAAAAAGACAATATTATGGCTACACTTTTATTCACTCCCAGAACGACAATTGACGCAAATTTACTGCAACACCGATTAGACAATTCCTCTTATCATGCTGAGTGGAATGCTTGGACCGGTGCTTACGAATTTAAAGAAGAGGAAGAAAACATCGACCAACTGGAAGAGGATCTATCAGTGTCTATCACTTACGACATCAACGGATATTTTGAACTGCAAAACTAAAAAAAACATGTTTCACTCTGAATTTTTCCCAACTCCATTATCTGCCATTGAATTAATGCAGCTAGACTGCACAGGTAAAGTTATATTAGAACCACACGCTGGAAAAGGCGATATTGTGGATTATTGCTACCTAAACGGGGCAAAAGAAGTTTTGGCTTTCGAAATCAATAAAGATCTTCAGCAAATAGTAAAGCAAAAAGCCAATTTATTAGGGGATGATTTCTTTGAATGTAAACCTGAACAAATCAGTCATATTCACGCAATTTATATGAACCCGCCTTTCAGCAATGCCGATAGACATATTCTTCATGCTTGGGCAATTGCTCCAGAAGGATGTGAGATAGTGGCACTTTGCAATTATCAAACCATTGCCAATGATGGTCGTTATGGTCAATTATCTAAACTGATTCATACCTACGGAACAGCAGAAAATATAGGCGAATGCTTTTCTACAGCCGAAAGAACCACTGGAATTGACATTGGATTGCTGAGGTTGTTTAAACCGGTTGTTTCAAAAGAATTTGAGTTTGAAGGCTTCTTTATGGATGAAGACGAAGAAGAAACACAAGGCGATGGAATTATGCAATACAACGAAGTTCGAGCCTTGGTCAATCGATATGTTGGCACAATGAAAATTTTTGATAAAATGAAAACTGAAATTGATTCGGTTAATATGATGATTGGACAAATTGGAATGTCAAACATCAATTTAGCCATTGGCCATGAGAAAGATGTTACTACAAAAGAACAGTTTTCAAAAATAATACAAAAGCGTTCCTGGAACCACATCTTCCACAAAATGAATATGGAAAAGTATGTAACTTCTGGAGTAATGAAAGACATCAACAAATTTGTTGAAACCCAAGAGAAAGTACCATTCACTATGAAAAATATTTACAGAATGTTACAAATCATAGTCGGAACCAGACAAGAAACATTTAATCGTGCCTTGGAGGAAGCTGTTGATAATTTCACGCGACACACCCACGAAAATAGATTCGGGGTTGAGGGATGGAAAACCAATTCCGGTTATATGCTCAATAAGAAATTCATTTGCGAGGGAATCATTGATACAGGTTGGGGATTTCAAGTAAAATATGATTCCTATAACAGCCGAAAGATTGACGATTTAGTCAAAGTGCTATGTAATATCACAGGAACAAACTACAGTGATATTGGGACACTTTACCGATTCAATTTTGACCCTAAGAAAATGGAAAAGACGTTTGATTTAGAACCAAATACTTGGTATGAATGGGGATTCTTTGAAGTAAAGTTCTTCAAAAAAGGGACAATGCACGTTAAATTCAAGGATTTAAATGATTGGTACTTATTGAATCAAGCCTATGGGAAATTAAAAGGCTTTACACTCCCCGAAGAATATAGAAAAGCAAAATAAATGTAAGTTGTTTAAATTCAGTATTTTACGCTAAAGCCGCTCATTGTGAGTGGCTTTTTTGTTTATAACATATATTGTTATACAATAACATATTTTATTACATTTGTTGCTTAATATTTCCAAAGAAAAAAATTTCAAAACAATGACCCAACAAACCATCGGTTCAAGAATTATCAAAACAGAGCCAATCAACTGGCGTGAGCTTCAATTTATTCAGCAAGAAAAATTCAAAGAATGGGTTAATAATGGTGCCGAAAAGTTAGTTGAATCCATTTTAAAATACCAATTCATTGCTCCGTTTATGGTTTGGCAAAATGATGGTGTTAATTACTGTCTTGATGGACGTCATAGATTTTTGGATTTGGAGAAAGTTTCAGAATTGGGTGCAAACGTTCCAGAATTGCTTCCAGCTACATTTGTAGATTGTGCCAATATGAAAGAAGCAGCTGAATTAGTTTTGGTTTACTCATCGGCTTATGCAAAAATAACTCAACAAGGATTGCTTGACTTCGTTAATAACTTTGATTTGGATTTTCCAGATATGCAAGCGATGTTGAACATTCCAGACTTTGATGATATAGCTTTCCAAGGATTGTTAAATAAATCAGAAACCCAAAATGAGCCAACGATACCAGCATCTCTGAAAGACAGTTTTATATTCCCTCCATTTTCAATTCTAGATTCACGCTCTGGAGTATGGCAAGAAAGAAAACGCAAATGGTTATCGCTTGGGTTTAATTCTCAAGAAACAAGAGAAGATGTTGAATTAATTGCTAAAAGCGGTCAGTCAACTGCAATCTATGAATTACGAAACAAAATGCGTGAAAGTTTAGGACGTGACCCAGAGTGGGACGAAATCCTTAACTATGCAAAGAAAAAAGGAATGCACGTTTACGAAGGTGCGAGTATATTCGACCCTGTACTTTGTGAATTATCTTATCGTTGGTTTTGTCCTGTTGGCGGTAAAATCCTTGATCCATTTGCTGGTGGTTCCGTTCGTGGTATCGTTGCAGGAGTTCTTGGTTACGCATACGATGGAATTGATTTAAGGTTGGACCAAGTAGAAGCCAACAGAAAGCAATCCGAACTATTGAAAATTGAGAATGTAAATTGGCATGATGGAGATAGTAACGAGGTTTTAGATACCCTTTCTGTTGCACCGGATTTTGTTTATAGCTGTCCTCCTTATGCCTATCTTGAAAAATACAGCGACGATCCAAAAGACTTATCAAATATGACTTATGAGGATTTCAAAGATACTTATTTCAGTATCATTAAGAAGTCTATTGAACAATTGAAAGATGATCGCTTCGCTTGTTTTGTCGTTGGCGATGTTCGAGATAAAAAAGGCTTTTATTTGAATTTTGTGAGTGATACTATCCAAGCGTTTAGAGATTCAGGAATGGAATTATACAATGAAATCATATTGGTTAATGTTGTAGGTAGTTTGGCTGTTCGTGTTCGTCGTCAATTTAATGGTGGTAGAAAGATTGGTAAGATGCACCAAAACGTGTTAGTGTTCTACAAAGGCGACCCGAAGAAAATCAAAGAAAACTACCCTGAATTAAATTTAGGGGACGATATGGCGGAACTAAATAACGAACCAAGTATTGCCTTATAAATAATTTAAAGTTTTGATTACTTTTATGCCTTTGTAACAAAACTGAATAATAAAATGGCAGAAACTAATTATCAAATACTTATCGAAATGAGAGATACTATTATTGAATATTTAGAAACTGAGAAAAGCATCAATGAGGATGCTTTGGCAGCTTATGAGCCAAAACCTATTCAGGATGATGATGCAGAAATACGCAGAATGAGGGAAAAAGAAGCTATTAAACTTCGTGATAGAATAACCGAATTGAAGCGACATATTGCCGTAATCAAGCGAATGTTTCCAAATAAATAATACCTATGGGTGGTCAAAGATCGAGTAAATTAGAAACCGAAAAGAGAGTATTCACAATTCAAGGGTGGATAATCAATGGCGTGCCTGATTATTTGATTTTAAAAAACATCGAGCAACAATATTCCGTTTGTAGAAAACAGTCCAAAAACCTACTCAAAAAAGCATATACTATATGGCACGAGGACCAGGAAGCAACCATTGACCAAAAGAGAGCCTTACGTATTGCCGAACTTAAACAAATAGCGCGTTCAATGTCAGAATCTGACAAGAAAACACCAAAAGGGATTAGTTCATTGATGAGTGTTCATAAAGAAATCAATAAACTTGAAGGCTTATATCCAGCAAGAACACATGTCATTCAAGGAGACAAAGATAAACCTTTGGTAATAACTGATTCAGAAGAGCGTGAGGCACGCATAGCAACGTTAATTGCCAAAGCATTAAAAACATAATAGTTTTTTTATTTTTTAAATAACATATTTTATTATTTAATAGTAAAATATGTTATTTTTGAATAATTAAAAAAGGCAGTATGGCGAAATGGTAAACGCATTGGTTTTAGGAACCAACTCCTGTGGGTTCGAGTCCTACTACTGCTACAAACTAAATTTGAAACAAAAGCATTCACCCCGATAAGTCGGAACATGGAACCATTCGGGTTTAAAAGGCTCGTTAAATCATTCTGTGATATGTGGATTATTGGTCTGGCACATAGACAATCTGAATCGTTTGGCGTTGAGTAGAATTAAAGTTTTGAATTTTCCTTAAAACTACCCTATAAAAAATCAGATGTGAATTGATTTTGTTTCAAATTAAACCTCAAATTAAATATGATTGAAATTATAAACGGAAGAGTATTTGTTGAAGGAATTGAAACCGTTGATCCTGTTCTTATTGGGTATGCAGTTATTGATTTTGCAGAAACACAAGAAAAAGACGGTATGAAGATCGTTTTGAAAGAGCAAGATGTATTCGTTGAATCATTAATCACAGAAGTATAATGACTAAACAAACAAAATTCATCAAAGAAAGTAATCTTTCAAATAACAGGGTTTCAAAATATACAGGTGTTCGTTGGCATAGAGAATCTAATAAATGGATTTCTACCGTATTAAGCAACAAAGTGACTCACCTATGCGGTTGCTTCGATGATGATCGGGAAGCAGCTAAAGCCAGGGACATGAAGATAATCTCCTTGGGACTAAACAAACCATTGCAAATTTTAAAAAGTATTATATCATGAAACCAATCAACTTCAAAGAAGCAACAACCGAATTAGAGAAACCAGAATCCATGACAGATGAAGAATGTAGCTCGCTATTTATTCATCAAACAGAAGCCGGAACATGTATATCCTGTTGGACCGTTTCATTTTGGCAAAGAGTGAAATTTCTTTTTCATGGCAAGATTTGGCTAGGTGTCCTCTCCGGACATACACAACCTCCTGTTTGGTTGGATTGCTCGTCAACTGTATTTACTAACCAAAAATAATAGTAGATGAAACTTCTTCAATCCATACAAAGAAAGCTGTCGATGAGGTTCCAATACCTAACTGAAAAAAGAAATCGCCAAAAGCAAGTCGAGGCAATTATCAAAAAACACAATCTTAAAGATCCAGAAGAGCAACAGAAAATCATAGCTCAATTTGAAATGATGCAGAAAAGTCCGCGATCATTTGGCCGAAAAACGCAAGAAAAGATCAAGGACAAAATTAAGTTCATGATCCATTATAAGTTAATCAAAGTCGTAGAGTAATGGAAGAACTTCAAACCAAACTAGACGAACTACTACAGCTCCGAGAAAGTTATTTAGGGTGTGCCAGAAATGACGAATCGCTGAACAATGAAATAAGAGAGTTGCAAAAGAAATTAAGTGAATTAAAATCTTGAGATGTGAAATGCCAAATATGTAATTGCAGTGTAATGGATAAATCTTTGGTTAGAGTAAATAAGAAAGGTGTAGATGGTATTTGGTGGTGTGAACCTTGTTTACAAAAACATGAGCCTGAATTATACAAAAACGAGAAAGAAGATGAATCTGATGTTGAAAAAGTTTTAAAAGAAATATTTTATAAATAAAGCCAAATAACAATTGCTTACAGATGCTGAAATACTGGAATTAGAAACTCTTTTGAAAGAAAGGGATATTGATATTTCAAGAAATGCATTAAAGGAAATAAACGAAGATACCAACCCAAACTACAGGCTTCTTTTTGAATCAATCCGAGATCAACAATACAACGACAGAGACGAACTTATAGGAGGTAATCGTGGGTGTGCCCTTGAAGGTTCTTCCCGTTCCGGTAAAACTTGGTCGGGTGTAGATATAATTATTTGGCTTTGTCTTTTTATAGAAACAAAATGCACCATAAATATATATCGTGCCACTTATAATGAATTCAAAACTACTTTATATGATGATTTCAAACGCAGGCTGGATGATTTTGGATTGCCAAATAAATTTCACGATGCTGATGAGATAAAAAGCTTCAAAATTGGTCAAAACACAATATATTTTCTTGGTGACGGAAAACACGGTGGAGGTTGTGACTATGCTTTTTTCAACGAAATGATGTTTATTAAGAATTCTGTATTTGACCAAGTTGAAATGCGCTGTCGTAAATTCTGGTGGGCTGATTATAACCCTTCATTTACGGAGCACTGGTTTTTTGATAAAGTCCTTTCCCGCCCTGATGTTGGTTTTCTTAGAACAACATTCCTTGACAACCTCACCCATTTATCAGTCCAAGAAAAAAACAAAATCAAATCTTGGGAGCCTTGGAAGCCCAACTCTTATATCGTAAAAGAGGATGAAATCCATTGTTACAATAAAGCAACCGGAAAAGTTGAACCAATAAGTAAAACCAATCAACCACCACCACACCCAACCAATATAGAAAACGGAACGGCTGATGATTTCATGTGGAAAGTGTACGGACTTGGATTGCGTGGAGCAATGAAGGGGGTTATATTCAATCATGTTACGTGGATTGAACCGCATGAATTTCCAGACATAGCGCACATTTACACCAATGACTTTGGGTTTACAACTGACCCAAACGCATTGAATCGATACGCTGAAGACGATCATAACATTTGGATAGAGCCTTTAATCTACACACCTATTGAAACATCAAGTGAGTTGATCGGTGTTTTAGAATCATTAGGTGTAAAACGAAATACAAGTGAATATGAAGAAGATGGAGATTTGATAATTTGTGATAGTTCTGATAAATATACAGGCGAAAACAAAGGAACTGTTGAGATGGTTCGTGATTTGAAAGATGATCTTTTTAACGCCAAAAAAGTAAGTAAAACTAAAGGTGTGATGTACTGGCTTAACTCTATGAAGGAAAAGAAAATACACATTGTTAAAAATCATTTATATGCTCAAATAAAAAAAGAAAAAGAGAATTACAAATTAAAAGAGGTTCAGGGAATTTGTATTAATCAGCCAATAGATTCTTGGAATCACTTCTGGGATTCTGGAAGATATGGCCACATCGCTTATAATAGAACTACAACGGTTTACGCAATGACCGAAGAACAAAGCAAACAATTAAACTACTAATAAAAATAACATGGAAGAATTATTAAAATTACTTGCATCTGATCCTAAAAAGGCTATCGAAAGCATTAAGGTTCAGACAAAGGATGCTTCAAAAATTGCTGCTTACATCAAGGAGTATAAAGAATTTGACCGCATTCAAAGGGAAGGACAAATTGGCAAAATTCAAGTTGACAAAGCTATTGGAGAGGGGAAAATGTCTAAAATGGTTAAAATTTATTTGAACCACGCTCAGAATATTGTTGAAACCCTTTCTGCTTTTGTGATCGGAAAACCGGTTACTTTGATTCCATCTGAAAATAATGATTTGGCTAAATTAATAAAACAGATATGGAGAGTTAATAGGATCGATTCTAAACTTCTTCAAGCTACTATTTTGAAACTATCAGAAACACAGGTTGCAATGCAATTCTATATTGCTGATAGTGGAGAAACTTCTTTGTTAAACAAAGTATTGGCATTCTTGGGAATGAAATCACAAGCGAAAGAGGTCAAGGTAAAAGTACTTGACAACACAAAAGGAACAATGACACCATATTTTGACGCTAGTGGAGATATGGGTGCTTTTATGTGGGAATACAAAAATACGGTTAACGGAAAAGACGTTAATAATGTTCAGATTTGGGATGCTGAAAAATATTATCATTTGAATGATGCAAATGGAACTTTAGCTTATGCTTCAAATCCGTTGCCTCATGGATTTGATAGAATTCCGGTTGTTTACGACAGCCAATTAGAACCCCAATGGTACGCCGTCAAATCTCCACTTGATAGACATGAAGTTGCGCTTTCAAAACTTGGGGACTCAAATGATTATTCTGGTCATCCTATTTTGGTAACTGAAGGAGATGTTAAAAACATGCCTTTGAAGGAAGAAAGCGGTAAGCACTTTAATATACCAATTAAGTTAGGGGGTGATGACGGTAAGACTGTCGTAAAGGGTAATGTTCGTTTTCTTGAAGCTACAACGGCACCGGAAAGTAATAAACTGGAACTTGACAAGTTAGAAGATGCGATTGCTTATGGTTCTGGAGTTCCTAATTTGTCATTGGAAAAACTAAAATCACTGGGTAATGTGGCTGAAAAAACGGTTAAACTAATGTTCTTGGCCACTGATATAAAAGCTTCTTTAAAACAATCAGAAACCCGTACTTTTATTGAAAGATGTTTAAATATCATCATTTCTGGCGTTACAAAAACAACCAATACATCATTAGCAAAAGAAGGAACGATGTTGTATTATGATATTCAATTCAATTCAATATTGCCATCTGACATCAAAGAAACAGTAGACACGCTTTCTGTTGCCGTACAAGGTAAATTTATGAGTCGTAAAACCTCTATTGGGATGTTAGATCTAGTTGACGATGTAGATGCTGAATTATTATTGATTGAGGAAGAAAACAAAATGGATGTAGTTGTACCTCCAGTAGTATAAATTATGAAATCAAAATCAATAAGTATTCCGATCTATTGTTGCAAACTAACAATGATTATAGATGAAAACTTATCTTATGTTGAAAAAAATATAAGACAAAATCTCTTTATGATTTTGGAGCTGTTACATTAAAAGATGAATCAAAATATAGGGACTACGTAGTAGCGTTTACTGATTCAAAACACTTAAGTAATGTCGCTCATGAGATTGTGCATATAGTGAATTATATTTATATAGACTGTGCAATGGAGTTAGATAGATTTAATGATGAACCACAAGCCTATTTAACAGGATGGTTATTCGATGAAATCTATAAATTTTTAAAAGAACAATAATAAATAAAACAAAAAATAAAATGGACAAAGGAGAAGTAATCGGAAAAGTATATTTCAAAAGTGAAGTAGAACTTATTGGAGTCAACCAAATGAAAAAGCAAATTTTGGTAGTGGAAACAGATGGCCAATACCCACAAAAACTGCCAATAGAATTTATCAAGGAGAAATGTGATTTATTGAATAACCTTCAAACAGGACAGCAAGTAAAAGTAAGTGTTAATATCCGAGGAAGCGAGTACAAGGATAAAAATGGAATAATCCGTTTTGGGTTGAGTTTTCAAGGCTGGAAAATAGAGTAAAAAGCGGAACCCGAAAAGCTAATGAGTAGGAGAAAATTAAAAATAGATAAACCATGTCACAAGTAAGAGCAAAATTTAAATGTATCGCAGTAAACGACGATCCAGAGTATCAACAAAAACTAATTGCATTTAATCCAGTAATTGGAGGAAGTGATGAAAACAAATCATTTGCAAAATACACCCCAGCTGGAAGCATTTCATTAAACATTAGCTATGAAACACAAGCTTCAAACTTTTTTGAAGAAGGCAAAGAGTACTTTGTCGATTTTAGTGTAGCTGAATAAATAAACCCATAAGTTGATAGAAAAACCACATTAGAAATAACGTGGTTTTTTTGTTTTAAAATATCTTATTTAGAATCATTCTAAATAAGATATTTATTTCTACATTTGTTATCTAATAACAATCAACAATTTAAAACATTTTATCATGGCAGTAAAACCAGAAATTATTAAGGCACGACTTAAGGTGTTATTCCCTAAGGCGAACTTATCTCAAAAAAGGCTAGACACTTATGTGGCTAAACTTGCACCAAAACCCGCCGATGATGCCGATGAAGAGGCTATTGATGCTATCATTAACGATTACAATGATGTAATTGATTTTGTAGCAGTAGCCCAAGAGGACGATAGAACACGAACTCTTGAAGCTGACAAAAAGAAAGCCGAAGAATTGGCAGCTAATAAAGGTGGTAAGGGAGAAAAAAAAGAGGAAGAGGAAGAAGAACAAGACCCAGAGGGAATGACACCGTTTGAAAAAAGGATGTTAAAAGAATTTGGAGCCTTGAAGTCTGATATTGACTCAATCAAAACTGGAAATGTACTTGAAACTAAAAAACAAACTGCTACACAGTTGTTTGAAAAATCAGAAGTTTTAAAAGGACTAAAGCCTGAATTAAAAGATCGTTGGGTGAGCAGAATTGATATTAATTCTGAAGTATCATTTGAAGATCAAATCAAGGAATTGGAATCTGAATATTCTGAATTAGTCCAAGTAAATGCTGATACCAATAGTTATGGTGGTCCAGCAGGAGGAGGTTTTAAAAATGATAAGCCAGATGCTTTAATTGTTAATGAAATTGTAGATAACCTAAACATTTAAAAACATGTCAACAACAGCAAATTTAGCCACACAAGGCGCTGGATACGATACAGGAAACGATTCTATCGTTGTTGTAAAAGTATTAGAAGCTATTCCAGGAGGAAAGACATTAGACGTGACTTCTTTCTCTCCTGATGTAATTCCAGCAGGACACTTGATCATCGAGGAGACTTCAACTGGAGTTTTAAAACCAATGCCAGTTACTGGTTCTGATTATGCTGCTTTGCCAGCTTCTCACACTTACAAGGGTGTTTTAATTTCAACAATCTTGAAATCAAAACCTTTTGCAGGAATATTGGTTAGAGGTACAGTAAACAAAAATGCTTCATTCTACGGAATAGCATCAGTATTAACCGCAGTAAAAGCAGCATTACCGCTTATTCGCTTTACTCAAGACTAATCTATCATGAAAGAATCATTATTTGTAAAATACACCTCATGGCTAAGCGCCATCATATTAGGTGTGGTAACTAAAATCAATGGAGGTAAAACAGAATTGACTTATCTTCATAAATCAATGCTTACAGAGGAATTGTCAGTAGATCTTAAATGGTCAACTTTGACAATTAACAGTACAATAGTAGCGGCTGACATAGTGTCGATGGATTCTCCTTTGCCATTGAAAAAACGTGATGCAATTGGTACTGCAAACGGAGATATTACCAAGATCGGTATGAAAAAGAAATTGACAGAAAAGCAACTTTCTGACATTGATATTTTGGTAAATAAAAAGGTAGAAAATAAAGTTATTGTAGAAAAAATATTCAACGATGCGGTATCCTGTACCATGGGTATTTATGAAAAAATGGAGTATGTTTTCTTAAGCGCTTTGTCAACAGGTATTGCCTTGATTGAAGATACTGAAAACGTAGGTACTGGTATACGTATTGATTATGGCTATTCTGATGCTAATAAATTTGGCGTAGCTACCAAATGGTCCGATGCAGCAGCTAAACCATTGGACGATATTTTAAGAGTAACCAAAGAAGCTAAATCTAAAGGGGTTGCTTTGAAGTTCATGATGATGGACGAAAACACATTTGACAGCATAGCTTCCAACGAGCAAGTGCGTCAGTATTTTGCTTTTTCTCAAAACTTCGTAGGTTCTAATATTCCGATTCCTGATTTAGAGCAAGTGAATACTATGCTTCAGAAACGTTACAAATTAACAATTGTAATTGTTGACAGAACTGTTATTACAGAGCGTGACGGTAAAAGAACTGTTCAAACTCCATGGGCTGCTAACAAAGTAATTTTCTTAGAAACTCAAAAAGTAGGCCGTTTAGTTTATGGTATTTTAGCCGAAGAAACTAGACAATCAAAAGCTGCTACTTATGCAAAAGCAGGTAAGTATATTCTTTTGAAAAAATGGTCCGAAGAAGAGCCTTTCTCCGAGCACACATCTTCTCAAGCTTTGGCAATACCTGTTATTGATGCTGTGGATAGTATTTATTTATTGGACTCTGAAGAAGCGGTTACAGATACTCAAACTGAAGGCGATGCTAATTTCTTATACAAAACAGTTTCTTATACTAAAGCTTCAGTTGTGGCAGCATATTTACTTGTTAAACCAAATTCTACAATTACAATTGCGACCACTGATGCTATTATCTTGAATGCGATAAACAAATTATCAGAAGAAGATATCTTGGTATTCGAAGCTAACATCATAGCATCAGTATAATATGTACACTGAATTAGCCATATCAACTTTATCCGAAAGACTATTTTGGAACAGAGCATTGGATGCAGGATTTACCATTGCGTTAGATAACACTAACGTAACTGGTACTTCTGGCAAACATTTTCAAAGCTTTCACCAATTAGTCACAATCGACAATATTTATGAAACTGTTCTTGAAGTTGCAATGTCCGAAGAAGATTTTAATGCTGTTTTGACAGACATTAGAACGCAGGCCACATTGCAAGCATTGACGGATATTATAGATCGAAACGATTTATCTTTAGTTGATACTGATTATTCAGACACCATCATTAGAAATGCTTCATTGTTTGACAATGCTATTGGTTATAAAGTTGCAGTAAATGTTCTGGAAATGTTTATGTCAACTAACAGAATCAATCTAACAGAGCGTAATGCAAAGTTAGCATCGTCAAATCTAAAATTGGAACTGGAAGGATTCATTAATGAGAATGGTCACGTAGTAGCTAAAGGAATTAGAAACTACTATTATTCGGCTGTAAAATCAGCGACAAATAAGTTGTTTCCAAAAAAAATCATAATACAGTCTGGTAATGGATGGTAACAATTTCATTGTAGAAAATCCGAAAGGGATTGACAAAGTAATTCAAAAAATTCAAACACATTTATTTGAAGAAATTGAATGGAATAATTGCAATGTCTATGGCCGTATTTACAAATTGAATTCTGAAAAAGGACTTTTGCCTAGGGCTTTTGTTTCTGGAAAAGAGTACAAAGATGTTTTTACAGATGACCGAAAGGCAGCATCAATTTTTTTCATTTGTGACAATCAACATGCTA